GGGGTTATTAAACCCCCTTGTATTAATTAATTATTGGATTGAAGAGTCTGCGATTACTTCTACTCCGTAAGAGTCATGTAATTCACCAACACCGTACACAGCGGTTGCGACTATCTCATCGGCTCTTAAGCTGGCATCTCGTTGAGTTTCAATCTTAATGTCTTGCATCATTGCTAGACCTAAAGCGTCTTTGTGGAACATACCACCTTTATAGTCACCAGCAGTACCGGTATTTGACATATTACCTGTTTCAAATATTTTGATACCAGCAATCTGACCAATAAAGCCACTTCTTAATGCTTCATTAGAAAGGTCAGTTGATAGACCAGCAAAAGTATTTGTTAATCCAGATTTAAGATCAAATGCTACTTTAGGGTGCAACACACAATATGTTTCATCAACAGGCAGTCCTGCCGCTCTTAAAGTTGATGCCGCATTAAATATAGTTGCCGCAGATAATACCGCACTATCAGTTCCAACAGCAGTTGAAAAACCATCAAATAAAGCAAGTAAATCTTGGTCCATTTTTTTTGCAATTGCTTCACCAAACAATCTACCAATATCAGCCGCAACATTTCTTGGTGCTGAATTTCTTGCTAGATCAGTAAGAGTAGTCATTACTCCAACTTCGCTTGCAGTAATTGTTACTGAACTGGGATTAATAGCTGTATTTGCAAGATCAGCCGCTTCATTTACAGCTCCTGCCGCAACAGCCGCATAAATCGGTACTTCTACAGATTTTCCGCCACCAGCGATTGTATAATTTTTAACTAAATTTCTCATTATAGATTTCTCTTGAATGACAAATTGTGCTTCTGCCACTATCTCAGTATATAGTTCCGATAGCGTGGAACTTGTTGATTCATCAGCCATAGCTAACTCCTTTTAATTATCGGTTAAGTAAAGCTGGTTTAGAATCACGATCTTTGCGATATTCCGCATAGGTCTTTCTATCCTCAGCTTTTGTCATATCTAATTCCGCAATTTTGAGAGGTTTCGCGTTAACCCTAGCCACGTTCCCCTGACTTCCACTTCCCGAAGGAGTTGCGCTTTGAAAGTGTGGGTTCTGCGTAATAAACTCTTGTACATAATCATCTACGCTCAAAAGCTCACCCTTAGTGTTATATCTTGGTTGATTATTTTCTGCAAGTATTTCTACGCGTCCATCATCATTTAATCTTACTTTATTACGAAGAAGATTAGTTACTTGTTCTGGATTGATTGCTTTATTTTTACTTGCGGCATTAACCAAAGAGTCATTAATTTTAATTTGTTCTAATTGTTTTTGTAGAGAAGTTTTTTCTTCGTTAAATTTATCTGCTTGTTCTTTTAATAAATCTTCAAATTCTCCTCTTTGTTTTTTTCTTTCAATCTCTTGTTGCTCTTTTTCTTTTAAAGCAACTTTGGCATTATCTAGATTATCAGTACCAATATCTTTTAATATTTTTTGTCTTTCTCTAATAATTCTTGCTTTAATTGCATCATCAAATTGCTGTTGAGTGTAAACATCTTCTTTTACTTCTGGTTGTTGTTCTTCTACAACTTCTTTTGTTTCTTCAACTGATTCTGTATTTTTTTCTTCGGCCATTTAAAACTCCTTTATAGTTTATTTGATAATATACTAAAGTTCTACGACAGGCAACCAAGTATGCCTACAACGATAACCACCTCTAACAATAAATGGGTCTCCTTCTGATTTACCAGCCCAAGAGCTTTGCCATATTTGCCTAATTTGTTCTTCGGTATAAGGTTTGCCTAAATGTTTTCTACAATGATCTCGGCTATCTCTAACTAATGTTCCTGTATATTTATATTTATTTATACCAGCTTGTTTTGCTTTATAAACTGTAAACTGTCCATCAAATTGCATGACACTATCATGTGCTATTTGTGATGCATAAGTTGACATTGAACGACCTCTACGATCTACATCACCTGTAATTAATCCAGATATATCTTTGACCATTTCATTGAATGGCTTTCCAGCTATGGCATTTTGATAAACATTACTTGATAATTCAGTTAAATATCTGTTTGCAAGTTCTTCATATCCAGAGAATGATTGAAACTTTAATTGTGTAATTGTATCAAGATCAACTTGTGTTAGTGTTTTAAAATTATCTGGAATATTTAATTCACCAAACTCATTCATAAAAGATGTTACAATTCTGTCGTATTCCCTTACATTCAAATCTGCTCTTGTTGTATATGTTTCTTGTATTAATCTGCGAAGATTAGTTCGTAATTGAATAGCAATTTGTGTTGTAACTATGTCTTGCTGATCAACAGCAATAGAAATATCTCTAATAATCCTAGATTCTAAATCTTCTAGTGTTCTCTTGATCTGTTCTTCGTGTTGATCTGCTAGTTTTTCAATTAGGGTCGTTCTGCTCATAATTACCTGTTTTAAATGTTTGTATATATAAATTTATTATAACAGGCAACCAATGAGGAACTTTAGACTTTCCAGAAATATATCTATTAATTTTTATTCGTTGATATTGCTCTAATGTATCTGTGTTAAATATTAATCTTGCAAGATCGGACTGTGAAAGTCCGACCTCATTTATAGTTTTTTGTAATTCTTTATTTGTCATTTATACCTTTAATTTTATAACTTCTTGATTTTCTTTTTCTCCTTCTTTAAATTCAACTTGTGAAATATGAAAGACAGAATACTTACGACCTGACATTTTTTCTTCTAATTGACCTTTCGTATTAGCTTTTAATTCAAGCATTGGCATAATTAGTTTTGCAACTGATTTTGTACCTTTAGGAATTGCACCTCCTAATTTTCTTGCTTGTAAAAAAGTTAGAAAACCACCTGTTAAATTAGTATTTTCTAAAATTTCTATATTCTTACCTTGAAAAGGTTTTTTAGTAAAATAATTAAAATACATTTTTTTCTCCTTTGTTTTAATTATATATTAGTATTATCAAAATAATAATATATGTAAACAAAGAAGTTATATTTTAAAGCCTTTTCTCCAAGATTTAAGAGCCCAATACACAGGAGCAAGAGACTTTTGCCCTCTGACCTTCTTTAGTATCGCACCATGTCTTGCCATAAATGATTTCTGTCTGGCTGGTATACTTTTTTTAATCTTCATAGTTGGGTCGCCAAAACGCACTTTTTTAACATTTCCTGTTGATCTATCTCTAACATACACAGCAAATTTACGCCTTTGCCCAGGAGTACGAAATGGTTTGCTTAATTTAACAGTTTTTCCTTGGTACTTTGCCATTATTTCTTTTTTCTTTTTCGTAAATCTAAATCATGTTTACGAGAGCCACGCAAAAAAGAATTTACTCTACCCATAGACCAAGCCGCCATCGGCACTCTTCTTGAGCCAGAACTTAAAAATGCACCTTGACCTCTACGATACACTTTTGCCAATGTACCATAAGTAAATCTTTTACTAGCTTTTGCTTTTCTTCTTAAAGTTGCTTTTGTACTTGCTGATAAAGGTTTTCTAAATTTACTTGCCATTATGATTTACTCCTACTTCGTAATAAACTCTTTGAAATAAAACCACCAGATTTATATAACGATGAAACTCTTTTAATTAATTTAGCTCTTTTTTTTCTTTTCTTACCTTTTAATCCAGATAAATACTTCTTGGGAAGTCCTGTATTTTTATCTTTAGGTGTTGCTCTACGCTTCTTCGCCATTGTCATCTGTAGGTAATGTTGTTGAGAACTGACCAATAGCACTTGAACTAGAATCTATTTCATTATTAATTGAATTGATTGACTCATCATCATCTACAACAGCTCTTGCAATCTGTTTGTCTATTTCTTTTATAAATGTTTCAGATTTAACACCACTTGCTTTAGCAGTTTGTAAGAATTGTAAATCGCTTGCATAATCTCTTAAATCAAATGTTTCTGGATAATCTATTTCGCCATCAAATGCTTTATTTTGCCATTTAGCAAAGAATGACCAAATATGCTCTTCTGCATTTTCTAATAAATCTGCTTTTTCAGATAATCTTGCATTTAATAATTGAAACTCTGTTTGTAATGCTATGCCAGAATTAACTTGTTTCTCTGTACCTCTTACTGAACCCATGTGTGTTATACGATCAATAGCACTCACTTTCATTGCTATAATTTTCATGATGCTTTCTAAAGACTGTGAACTAGGTTGAATGATGTAAGGCTTTAGATTTGCGTCCATATCTTCTGGCATTTCTATAATACTACCAGCACCGGCAGATGCTTCAACATTTGGTGTTTTAACTAAACTAGGGTGGTTAGATAATCTAATTAATTGCTCTATTTCTGAATAGTCATTGTAAATAGACTGTTGTAATTCTGCAACATCTGAAAGATCACTAACACCTATTGCTCTACGCATAGACTTTTGATTGTATAAAACAACAGCTGGTATTTCTCCTAATGCATTTGGTTGCTCGTCAATCTTTACAGGTTTAGATGTGGCATACTCTTTCATGTACTGATCTACTCTGTATGTTGTAATATCTTCTGGACTCCATATTTTAATAATTGCTCTATCTTCGTTTATATCTTCAAGAATAGTTAATGATGTTAAAAAATACCTACCATTTGGCAATCGTTGATATTCCCAATTCGTTACATTTTCTGGAGTATAAATTGATATGTATGGTCTAATGTCTTGTTGTAATTCTTCTGCTCGTGTTTTTGTTATAGTTGCTGGTTTATCTATAATTGCCCAACAACTACCATAAACTGATGCATGTTGTTGCATATCTTTTATGACATTATGAAAAGACCTTCCATCTAAGTCTGCGTCTTTAAGAAAAGACTCAAGTTGTGGATCGCCTGTCATAGTTCCATAATCTCTTGTTGGTGGAACTCTAAATAAAAAACTTGAATAAATTTGTACGACATTTCTACAATGATTGTCTAATGGTGTAAAATCAACTCTTTTTACATATTCATCATCTGCTTCTAAAATATATCTGTTTAAAAAATAACCATTTGAGAAATCATCGCCACCTAAATATGAACGATAGTGAAAGTTCCAATGCTTTAGATTATTCTCATAATCTGAATGTCTTGCTGTTAAAAACTCTCTGTTGTAATCTGCCATCAACTCCACCTAGTTGGTTCATTTGGTTTAAACTCTCTACGCAAAGGGAAAAGATATTCAACCATGTAACCAAGAGCATCGTTAAAATGATCAAAGCCACTGTCTTTATCAGGAACAC